CTATCCTTAAATACTTCAAGTCTTTTCTCTATTTTCTCTTTCTCTTTTAGCAGTATTTCTTTCATGATATTATAATTTAAAAGAGGAAGTAAACAGTGGTCCAAATTGAAGAAATAGGCAAAAGAAGTAGATAGAAGATAAACCAAAACCAAGTCATTTTACGGAAAACGAAATAATACACAACAAGGTATGATTCATTGTTAGTTGTTTGAATAGGGTCCAATGAAACTGATATCATCTCTTCCAATCCGATCTTTCCTAAATAGTCATTAACAGGTTTAATCGTTTCAAAAACAAAAGACGGTCTAACCTCCAATGGTAAATCTCTGGATTGTGTCACCTGAGGTGGAAGATTAACCACAGTATAGATCCTGCAAAGCCAATCGTATCTAAGTCCCTTCCTGGTCCAAATTATATCGCTTGCAGCCTCGCTCTTGACTATCTTTCGATATTTAAGATAGAGGAAAAATTCTTTTAGTGCTCCAAACATGATATTAACTTTTAATTTATATCGAATTATTCAATTAAGGTTTCCCCATTTTTTTCTTGATCTTAGCTCTTGCTCTTCTTATTCTCGTAGCTATGGATCTTTTTTTGATGCCATATTTGATCGCTATGTCCTTGTATTTCATACCATTTATCTCACGATCTACCATAATGTCTCTGTAAAGCTCCGGTAATGTTCTTATTTCATCTATAACTGATTCATAGACTGCATCAACGGTGTTCTCCTCGTTGAAAAAAGCATAATCACTGGAGTTTTCTAGAACATAATGCTCCCCCATCATCGAATCATGTTTACTCGAATGGTAATCTAATTCTTTCTCATTCTGTGAAACGTATTTGTTTCTAGATTTAATAAGTAGTAAGCTCTCGTTACGTGCAATGTTATAACACCAAGTAGAGAAATTACCTCTCTCCTCGTCATATTGATCTATTTTAGTCCAGATCTTGGACATTGTGTTGATGAAAGCATCCTCCGCTAATTCTCTGTCTTTTAAAATAACATAGCAGTGATTCAATACACCGGGCCTTAATCTTTCAAAGAGTTCTTTGAATGATTTCTCGTTCTTCCCGAATAAGAAATTCTCTGCAAGTTTTTGGATGTTTTTCTCAACCTTCTCTTTCTGTTCTATCATTATATAAATATATTTACAAATTATAATTTCATCAATTCAATCCCGCCTCTTAAAAGGAAAGACAGTGAATCGTGCTTCCTATATAGCTCAGTAAAAACTACCCTTTTTATAGCGGATTGTATGATTAGTTTTGAGCATTCGAAGCAAGGCGAAAGAGTTACGTAAATTGTAGAACCATCTGAGCTTTGAGTGCTCTTGGCTAACTTTGTTATAGCGTTTGCCTCAGCATGCAAAACCCAGGATAGCGTATCACCTTTCTCGTCCTCACATATATTAGGAAATCCTGTTGGGGATCCGTTATACCCATCCGATATAATGGACTTATTTTTAACCATTAAACATCCAACCTGAGCTCTTTTGCAATGTGAATTCTTTCCCCATGATTCAGCCATCTCGAGGTACACGGAATCCATTCTCTCTTCTTTTTCGTTTAAATATAAGTTATCACCAGTTAAAAGTAAATACGTTGAATCTGGCTGTGGTATAACTCTCCAAGAGGTGTTTTTTTCTATGAATTCTTCATTTATAAAAGATAGATCTTTAAAGAGTATTTTTTCTGACATGGGCATTCCGGTTTAATATACCGCAAATATAATAAAAAAATCCGTAGGAAACCAGAAGGTTTCGATTAGATTCTTCTAGAATCGGGCCTAAAAGGATCCGACGAGTTAACATTTAAAGGTCCAGCTAGCGTATTTGCTATCTTACTAAGAAGGCTTTTAATGTCTTTAGCATCCTCATTAGACAAAGGTGCTCCGGATGAAGAATTAGAAGTCCCACTAGAAGCGGGCTCAGACGCCCCCGATTTGTTAGAAGTCTCTGCGGTTTCCGATTTTGGGCTAGCCTCCGGATTTGAGGATTTGCTCTTCTCCGGTGTCGGGGCTGGTGCCGGTGAAGGCTTTGGCTCCGGAGGTGGTGCTGGCTTAGGGAGTGGATTTAATTCAGGCTTCTCATTTACTGCTTTGCTTTTGGGCTCTTCTTTATCTGTATTCTTCTCCTTGGATGATTTTTTACCCAAATCCTGAATTTTACTTACAGCTTTCTGCTTACCTGCGTTGATTAGCTTTCCGGTTTTATCTCCCGATATACCAAATTTAGTCCCCAAGTTAATAGCTTTATCTGTTAGACCGGATTTTTTTTCCAAAAGAGAAAGTCCAGTAGCTGCAATAGCAGCACCTGTATTTTTCTTAGTTTTTTCTGATAATTTTACTTTAGAGAATAGGCCTTCTCCAGTGCCCTCTTTTTCTTTTTTTTCTTTTCTATTTTTCTTTTTTTCAGTCTTCTCCCCGCTTTCCTCTTTTGAATTATCCTTTTCCTTTCCTCCCCTTTCCTCCTTAGAATTAGGCTTTTCCTTCTCCGATAATGCTGGTTCCGCAGTTTTATTAAGGGAAGAACCAGGACCGGAATTATAACTACTTATATAGGAATCTAGATCATCCTGCAGACTTTTAGGATATTCTGTATAGAATTCATAGTCTTCTGCTAGTAATCTTTCTCTCTCCGCTTTTATTTCCTCTGCACTCGGACCCGCTGATTTACCAATTTTTTCATCCATGCTTCCCTCTTTTTTTTCGGGTTTAGCATTTTTTATCTTATCCTGCAATTTTTCAAGAGCAACTACAGCTTCTGCACTTTTACCGCCATCAGAAACATCCATAGCAGCGTCCTCCGCTATTTGCTTTTCAATTTGGCTTTTTAGAAAACCAATATCAAAATCGCCTGCTGGTGTAACTACAACGCCCTTAGCCTTGTCATAGTTTAAAGTCTTATCATCAAGATCGTCCTTGAGCTTAGAAACATTTTTTAATCCATCTATTAAATCTGAAACATCCAAAGGTATTATCGAGGACCCGGTAGGAAGTGAAACAACTTCTGGGCCATTCTCACCAACTAAATAATTACCATCATCTTTATTTTTGCCGCCTCTTCTAAAGCTACCTTTTACATTACCCAAGGATCTCTCTATAACATCACCCTGTTTCTTGATATCGTCCTTGATAGACGATATGTTCATTTTTTTCAATTCACCAAGGAGACTATCTAAGCTTCTCGATAGGTCAATGAATTGTTTTTCGCTTTCACTAGTAGATGACATTTATGAAATAATCCTTTATTTCTATATATTTTAGTTGCAATTTTACTTCCTAAGAGAGAAAACTGTTTTCTTTCCTGAATCTGCAAGTACTTCTTGATTATCAACCTCGATAGCGAGATTAAGCTTATCTATCCATATCTGGTATTCGTAATAGGGTATTCTCTCCACCCAGTCAGGATCAAGACCATGCTCATTCCATAGTCTAAACTTCACATCAAAGAAGTTCTCCAATGATATCTGAAATAACGAAAAGGGATCTAAGCCCTTTGGGAAAGGTAATGTCGGCGGTGACCTCCCTTCCACCGCACTTAGGGCAATTTACCAATGCCTTGGACTTTGTACCTATCTTTATTTTTTCAGATAATTCAAACAGTAGGCTGAATTCCTCTTTTGACCAGGAATCACTGTCTTTTAATCTTGCCTGGAATGACCCTTCAGTTAGAGTTCTCCAATCCTCAAATATGAAAGGGGATATCTGTACAAAAGCATCATCTATTTCAACGCCTCTCTTGGCAAGGGATATTATAAAATCGGATATTCTTTTAGTAACTCCTATACTAGGAACAAACATCTTAATATTTTTATCCAGCTTCTTTATATCAAAAGAAAAACACCTTCTTTCGCTGTCATAATATTCTAGTATTTTATCTTCAATTTCATACATTGACAAAACACCGGTTCTAAGTTCAAATCCGTCCCTTACTGGGCATTCCTTAAATTCACAGGGATTATTAGGAATCAATATTACACTATTCTCGCCTCTAGTAAAAGTTAGATCCCTTATTGCTAGGGTTATGAAAAATCTATCCTCGGATTTTAGGTCCTGATAAGAAACTATACCCTGTGTCGGAAAATCCATTCTCATACACTTATCGAGAATATAGCCTAATTTTTCCTCTATGTCTATTCTATCCTCGTCGTCTATCGTTGAGAAATGTCTAATTTCTTTCACCTCTGCAGCTCTAATAGCTATTCTAGTACCATCTGGGTAGTACATACCCTTTGATGGAAGTATGCCCATTGGTATATTCTTCCAGCCTAACTCACCAGGCTGTTTTTGAGCACTATTATGGGGCTGAGTAGATTGAGCTTCCTGCTGGGGATAAGCGGGTTTTCTTTCGATCCTGCCTAACGAATTAGGAGGGTTCTGGGCAGGCTGCTCCTCAATAGGTGATTTAGTGAGAGCTGGCTCCTGCGAGGCGTAAGCATTCTCGTTTAGTGTAACCGGATTCTCGGTATTTGTTACAGGTACTTCACCTTTAGGATCGTCATAGACGAATCCACTAGCTGCTTCTTTATTTCTGAGGATTTCCTCGGGCGATAAATTCTTCATAATATTAAGATCTTATGTTATAAATTATATAACAGTCCACAAAAAAAGGACACAATTTATAGTGTCCTTTCCCTTTAAGTTTCTTTATTTTACAAGAAAAGATCTTCCCAGTAATCACATTTCCATTGAATACTGATACTATAGATACTAGCTCCCTGATCGTAATCTAGCTCCAAAGCTGGTATCGGTGTACTTATAAAGCAAACTGGTATTCTTATTCTTCTAAAAACATCACCCTGCTTATTGAATATAGATATAACCATAGATCCAACATAATCACGTTTAAGTCCCATAGCACCAGTCAATGGGTTATAAATAAGATCCGACCACTGTCTAAGGGTCTTATACACAGTCATCGAATTGGATTCGTTAAGGTTAACCTCAAATTCCAGGGTTAAATCCATGTCAGTCTGAGAAGGCTCACCCCCTGCATATCTTCTACTAGCGAACTTATAGAATTGCTCAACTGCCCCCGTTGGCTGTATATCAACGGTCATACCTGATATAGATTTAACCTGTTGGGTAAGTATCAATTCACCATTTAAACCAGGTAACTGCTGAACACCAGCTGGTGTGTTAATAATAACCTCGAACTGGTTAAGATAAACTGGTTCGTAAAGCTGTATAGCAGCTTGAGAATTAGTATAATGGGGTAATCCTGCCATTTTTTATAAATTTTTTTATAGGAATAGGTCTTCCCAATAATCAACTGCCCATTCCATATTATCTATCTTCCAAACCTCTTCCCCTCCATAATTAAGATTCATTGCATTGATTGCGCTAAGAGGAAAACAGTCCTTACAAACTACTCTTTTAAAAACGTCACCGTTTTTATTAAAGATTGAAATAACTATTGACCCTACATAGTCATTTTTAACACCCATTGCTCCGGTTAACGGATTATAGATAAGATCCGTCCATTGTCTTAGTGTTTTAAAAACATACATAGAATTAGCATCGTTCAAGTTCACAGTGAAGCTCATTGAAATGGTCATTCCAGTAGTATCTGGTTTAGCTCCCGCGTAGTTTCTTTTTGCAAACTTGTACTTCTGAGCTACAGGTGCTGGATTTTTATCTACCTCCATACCAGAAACCTTCGTTACGTGCTGTAAAAGAATAGGTCCACCAGCTACAGCAGCTGGTGGATTTATTACTACCTCAAACTGGTTTAAGTAAACCGGTTCGAAGTTAT